TAAAGAGCGTAAAGGGTAGGTTATCTCATCCCCTTTTATCCCCATGCCCTATACACCTATAGTACTACCTACTATATAACTATATATATATGTATATAGATGTAGTCTATCTTCTATATAGACAATAGTTGATCTATATGAAGGGTTATTATTCAAGTAGTTTGCACTTATCTTTTATTAATGTATATAATCATACTCAGCAGTAAAGCAATCCTAACCTAACGAGGAATAAACCTCATGACTACATCATCAAACCGTATCAGCGTATATGACAGCGTTACAAATAACATCATTGCTAAACTTGAGCAAGGCATTGCGCCCTGGATCAAACCCTGGGCAGTTCAAAGTGCTGGCGCTGATCGTAACGCAATCAGTAAGAAAGAGTATCAGGGCGTTAATCGCTTGATCCTAGGCATGAGCGGTTACAGCTCACCTATATGGGCATCATTCAAGCAATGGCAGGAATTAGGCGGTAATGTCAAAAAAGGCGAAAAGGGTACGCAAATCGTTTTCTATTCTCAAGTAGAAAAGAAAGAAATTAAAGCGAATGATCCTAATCCTGAGAACTCTACCTATGCCATGCTCAAGGCGTACTATGTTTTCAATGCCGATCAGATCGAGGGCGTAGAGTTTGAGAAACCAGCAGCAATACTGCCTGAGTTCAATCCTATTCCAGCGCTTGATGATCGCATTGCCAAAACTGGCGCTCAAATCTCACATGGCGGAGGGCGTGCCTTTTATCGCCCAAGTACTGACAGCATTACGCTGCCTGAGAAATCAGCATTTTTAAGTGAAAAGCATTACTACGCCACAGCGCTGCATGAACTTACACATTGGAGCGGTGCAGCTCATCGCTTAGATCGTACTAAGGGCAAGCGCTTTGCTGATACTGCCTACGCTTTTGAGGAATTAGTTGCTGAGATGGGCGCTGCATTTTTATGCGCTGATTATGGTATTGAGGGCGAACTGCAGCACGCTGACTATATCGGCAATTGGCTGCAATGCTTAAAAAATGACAATAAGGCGATATTTAACGCTGCAGCACTTGCTCAAAAGGCAGCGACATATATCAACGAATTAGACGCTATCAGCAACCAGGCAGCAGCATGAGCAAACAAGACAAATACAAGGCGTATTTGTACTGGTGCAGTAAGCAAGGGTTAACGCCCTTGTCTTACTATGCCTGGATAAATACAGTAAAAGCAGGGCGATTGTTTTAAGGGCTTTAGGGCGATTTTAGGGTTTAGGTGATGCAATGGCATTGCCTTACCCTAGAAAATGCCTTGTAAGCGCTTTAAATGCCTTTTAAACCTAATCTATATCTATTCAAAACCTAACGATTGGAAAAAAACCATGCAAAACCAAGATATTTATACAAAAGAGCGTAAGCAAAATATAGCCTTAATAGGGCAATTCTGTACGCACGCACGCACGCCAGGCGTTAATAAAGAACAGTTGATCGACTGCTTTAGCGCTGTAGGAATCATCCTGGCTGTAGTGGTTTGGCTGGCGGTTTGAAGTAAAACCCCAATCAAAACCCCATTACCCCATCTATATGTCTATACGACTTATATACTCCCTCTATATCTATTCTACGAAGCATCTATGATAGAAATAGAATATAAGGCTTCTATTTTACGAAGTATATTCTACGAAGAATAGATACTTCTATATATATATTATAGACATATAGATACATCTATGTATGTTGAGTATGATTAAAAAAAGAGTTGTGTTATATTTGTTGTTGTAGTATTGTTGTTGTTGCAGTAACCCTTTAACCTAACGAGGACATCAAAATGAAACTCAAAGCAAACCTATTTGCTAGTGATGGAGCAGCCCTAGGCGATGCCATACAAGCAATGATTGACCAGATCGGATCAGGTAATAACCAAGGCTGGATAGAGAAGTACCCGTCTTATGGTGGCAGCTGGTCAATCGAAACAGATCGCCCTAATTATTCCCAGGATGACTTAGACGATCTCTCTCAAATTCCATTTGGAAGATAACCTAACAGGAGGTATTAATCATGGTAGTTAAACGCAAACCAGGCAGACCAAGCAGGAAAGACCAGGATCAAGCAGAGCTGCTCTTAAAGCTGCGTAACCTGGTAGATAAGCAAGACGAGCTAATCGCCCAGGCAAACGATCAGATAACCGATTTACGGCAATCAGTAGAGTTCTATCGTAAACAAGTTAATCACTTAATCGCATTACTTAACATTCTCACGAAGGGATCATAATGAACGCTGATACTGATTTCGCACCAGAGATCCGCAACTCTGCGATTTGGTCAGGAGATAGCCGTAAGGTAGCGAATGGCAAAGCTGTTGATGTGATACTAGAAAAGCAGGGTAAGAAGGAGATCCCCGACTTATCTCACATCGAAGCGGTGCAGATGGGTAAGAAGATCCAGGGCTTTGTAGGCAGATTAGCCCAGGAGAAGCTAGGGCTTGAATTAAAGGATGCAGACTATTCTCTTTCACACCCTAGAGAGAGCTGGTTTAAATCTCATTTTGACTTTATTGATACAACGGGCAAGGTCTTAGTGGAAGCTAAGAATTACAACGCTGGTGTACGCAATAAGTTTGATCCTGATGAGAACCGTATTCCTGCTGCTGACTTTGCTCAGTTAGTGCATGAAGCTGCCTGTCATGGCGTTGAGCGCATTTACCTGGCTGTGCTGTTTGGTGGTCAAGAGTTCCATACTTTTGAGTTCAAGATCACAGAGCAGGAGAAGGAGGATCTGATCGCTAAGATGTCAAAGGTTTGGGGTTACTGCAAGGCTGGAGGATTGCCTGAAGCGGAAACCATTGAGCAAACTAAAATCATCTATCCAGGAGATAACGCTGGTGTTATTACAGCCACGCAACAGGTAGAGCAGGTCATAGCGCAGCTCAAGCAAATCAAAGGGCAGATTAAGCAGTTAGAGGAATTAGAGGAATCCCTGGAAGTATCAGTCAGAAACGCTATGGCAGAGAACGCAGAGATCAGAGCAGTTGATGGTACTACCTTAGTCACTTGGAAGGCTGCAAAGGCTTCTAAACGCTTCTCAGCCGATTTATTAAAACAAGGCTATCCCGACATCTACCAGCAGTTTGTTGTTGAGCAGCCAGGATCACGGAGGTTCTTAGTCAAATGAACTCAATAGACATAGCGGTATGGGTGATGGCAGCCAGTTCTGTCATTGACACAGTACTTACTTTAGCGGAGATGATTCATGTCTAACTTAATCGCATATTCGGATATGGAGCAAATGGCTACAGCTATTGCAGCATCGGGTTTGTTTGGCATGAAGGACAAAAACTCGGTGCTGGCATTGATGGCAGTAGCGCAATCAGAAGGTTTACATCCAGCTACGGCTGCCCGTGACTTTCACATTATCCAAGGCAGACCAGCACTCAAGGCAGATGCAATGCTGGCACGCTTTCAAAACGCAGGTGGCAAAGTAGATTGGAAGGAGTACACAGATGAGAAAGTTACAGGATTGTTTTCGCACCCTAATGGCGGTGAACTCTCGGTTAGCTGGACTATCGAACAAGCTCAACGAATTGGACTTGTCAAGCCTGGGAGTGGCTGGCAAAAATTTCCGAGAGCAATGCTTAGAAGTCGTTGCATCAGCGAAGGCATTAGAAGCGTCTTTCCAGGTTCTGTCACGGGATTTTACACCCCCGAAGAAGTCGAAACCTTTACCCCGCCCAAGGAGCTTGGAAAAGTAGATCAATCTACTGGTGAGGTGGAGCTAGTGGACATTGTGGAAGATATACCTAGCGCACCACGGGTAGTGGGTTCTGGAAATATCGGGAGCATGATCCATAAGCTGCCGTTGTATGTACCAGGCAATGAAGATCCTTACGCTAATTACTTCTCAGTTGAGGATTGGATCGCTGGCTTTATTGATTTAGTGCAGCGCATTGAAAACTCAGATAAGTATGACCGTAAGGAAAAGAACCATAAATATGAGTTATTACGCAGGGCGAATGACCAATTCACCCGCACTTGGAATGGCAATCAAACTGCCAAATTTTTAACTGAAGTACAAAAAGTAAGGAGTATGTAATGTCAAATGGTCATATCGCTCAAATGGGCAAAGGTGTTTTGTTTAGCAACGATAAGAAAACGCACGATAAAGCGCCTGATTGGAAGGGTACTATCCTATTGTCTGAGGACTACAAAGCAGGGCAAACTCTCAAGATTGCAGGGTGGACTAAGAACACCCCTAAAGGGCAGCTAATCAGCCTTTCTGAAGATACCTGGAAACCTAATGGTGATACTCAATATCCAAAGGAGGTCAATCGTGTGCAAGATGGTGATGTTCCTTTTTAGTTTAGTGCTGGCTTATATGCCGGTAGCGCAAGCTGAACCTACTAAATGCGTAGTAGTTAAGGGTGCGCTATGCTGCTGGAATCCTGAAGAAGATGGGTTTTACATTCCACTAAGCTGCTTATGATATTTTTAACTCTCCCCTTTCCGCCATCCATGAATACATATTGGAGAAACTTTAGGGGGAGAACCATCATAAGCACAGCAGGTCGGGAGTTTAAAGCAGCCGTAGCAGACTATGTTGTTGAATACCGAGTACCTAAACTAGGAGATAAGAAGTTGCGAATTTCAATGGTGTTGTTTCCCCGTGATAAACGGAAGATAGATATTGATAATCGCATCAAATCTGTTCTTGATGCCTTGCAGGATGCTGGTGTATTTGACGATGATTTCCAGGTGGATGAGCTTTCCATTGTTAGGGGTAAACCTATCAAAGGTGGCGCTATCCGTGTGTTGATTGAAGAAATACCCTCCATTAGCTCAGAAGTGAGTTCTCCACAAGAGGACTGTTAGGAAGGTGACGGCTGGCATCTTTCTGAGCAACCAGCCACTAACTAGGGGATAACATGAAACAAGTACCGTACCGCACTAGAACTGGCGTAGAGATCGGTTCTAACTACCATCCTGATCGCAGACCTGAAATCTGTGATGACATGGAGTTAATTCAATCTGTGTTGCTTGGCAACTACAAATCCATTCGTAGAAAGAACTTTGAGATGTTCTTGTACTTTGCAACACTCATTGGCGTTCTTTGGGCTGCCGTAGTCTTTGCAAGATGATTGTCAAGCTGTCCGAACTAGATACCTATGAGATCGCCTGGGCTTCCCATGATCGGTGGAAGTACAAGCGGGATCTAGGCATTATCAGCAACAAAGTGGATTCCAAGCGAGATGAGTTTGCTATCACTACAGAAGGGATGGCAGGAGAATGGGCTGTGGCTAAAGTCTTAGGGCTGCCTGTAAACCTGGAGTTGCATCCTGGAGGTGATCCTGGATGGGATTTTGAATGTTTTGGCTATCGTTTTGATGTCAAGACTACACGGGCTAAGTACCTGCTCTTTCGCAGCCTAGAGAACTTTAAGGCTGATATTGCCGTACTAGCTAGGTATCTCAATCACTACCAGGTGGATCTAGTCGGAGGAATCAAGCGATCTGATTTCTTAGCAAAATGCCAGGTTAAAGACTTTGGTTATGGGGATAACTATGTTGTTGATCCTGAGGATCTCAATGACATTAGGGAGTTTTTATGAATAAACAAGATTTAATTGATTTTGAGAAAAAAGTTGCAGAGCATTGGGAAGATGGCGATCTGCCTTATTTGATTCACTTATCAGGTGGCAATGAGGACTTTTTGATTGATTTATTTACAGAGGATATTAAAGATGGAGATTGGATTTTCAGTACTCATCGGAATCATCATCACGCTTTACTTTCTGGAGTACCCGCAGATGAGCTTATGGCACATATTCTCTCTGGCAATTCTATGTTTGTG